TCAAGCCAAAGGAATCTTTGAAAAAACCACTTGGCCCAAATTTGCAAGCCTTGCAGAGAAAGCATTTCCTTCTTTAGATGAACTTTGCGATGATGCATATGGGGCTATTGTTTCCCTTGTGTTTAATAGGGGATCTTCAATGGCGGGAGATAACAGATTGGAAATGAGGAACATAAGAGTTCTTGTTCCAAAGAAAGATTACAAGGGTATAGCTAATGAGATTAGGAAAATGAAAAGACTATGGGAAGGCAAGGGCATGGATGGACTTTTAAAACGTAGGGAAGCAGAAGCAAAGTTGGTAGAAAATTGTGAAAGCAAAACGCTTGTGTAAAACTATCTACATGATATAAAGTCAATACTTATGCAATACCCTCAAGGACAAAATTGTTGCGATTCCAATTACCAGAATAATTGTTATACTGGTTGTGGAACACAATACCCAATTGTGCCGGGGTCTAACCCTGCATTGAATTATTGGAATGGTCAGAACTTTGTTGTTGCTGATGGGTCTTCTACTAATCCGATTATTCTTCCGTTTTTTGAAATAAATGCTGGAACCCCAAGCTATGTCCTTGGTGCAAACAATGCTGGAAAATTGGGTTATTATTCTGTTTCTACACAAGTAACAGGGTATTTTAATATTCTTGTTGTAGCAGGAGGAGGTGCTGGAGGTGCAACTGCAACTTTTAGGGGCGGTGGAGGCGGTGGTGGTGGTGTTATTCAAACCACTTTACCTCTTATAAAAAATAATACTTATAGTGTTGTAGTTGGTTCTGGGGGACTTGCAACTTCTGCCCTTGGCGATAATGGACAAAATTCTAGTTTTGGAACATTTATTGCAATTGGGGGAGGGGGAGGAGGTGGAGGTGCAACTTTATTGAATGGAGCAAATGGAAGTTCTGGAGGTGGAGGTTCTGGAATCCAAACTGGAACTGCTGGCATTGGTGGATTTCCAACTATGAATCAAGGAAATTTTGGCGGTGCTGGAGCGGTTGGGGTTCAAGCTGGATCTGGAGGGGGAGGTGGTGCTGGAGCCGTTGGCACTAATGCAATAAATTCTACTTCTGGCGGTGGAGGTAATGGTGGAATTGGTATTGCCAGCACAATTTACGATGGGACTATTAGGTATTATGGTGGTGGTGGAGGTGGAGCCAACCGAAATACTGGATCACCAACAAACGTACCGCTTGGCGGCAATGGCGGGGGTGGAAACGGTTTTGTAAATACAGGCATTCTAGCTCAATCTGGAACCGCCAATACTGGTGGAGGAGGCGGTGGAAACGATGGCACGTCTTTTGTTGCTGGCAATGGAGGAAGTGGAATTGTTATTGTTTCCTATAATTCACCAACACAAATTGCTACTGGAGGAACCGTTACTTCTTATGCAGTAAATGGCGCAACTTTTTGGGTGCATACTTTTACAACTTCTGGTAACTTTATTTCTTAACAACTAAAAATCATGTCTTGCTATAATAACAATGGATGGGGTGGATGCGGTTGCCAAGGAACTGTGCAATACGCTCCTTCTGCTTGTAATCCCAACTTCCCTACTACTTGCACCGCACTTGGTACAGGCACAATTCAGCGTGTAGTTGGCGAGGATTCTAGCTACTGCAAATATACCGTTCCTACTCTCGCTTCCAATAGCTTGTTGTTTTATAACGCTTCTACTGGTCTAATTAATTGGGCTAATGGAACAACGGCTAACCCTGTTTATCTTTCTCCTTCAACAACATCTCAAACATCTGGAAACCTTCTTGGTCTTTCTGCTTTGTCTGGAAATAACGGACAAGTTGTTGAAGTAATGCCAACATCACCCGTAACTCAAGCAACTTTCCCTATTGTTCCAATTGGAGGTAGCACAGTTAATTGGGGAACTATTGAAAATCTTATTCCTAATACTGGTCTTGTTTATAGGAATAATACAGGAACCGTTGCCCAACTTTCTGCCGCTTCTGGAAACATTGTTACTTTTGATGCTAACGGAAACCCAATTGCGGAATCTGTATCAATTTTAAGCGGTGCTACTGCTGTGCCTTCTGGTGCTGTTTTGCCATTTGCTTATAATGTAACATCGGGAACCCTTCCTGCTGGATGGTTGCTGTGCGATGGTGCTGTTTATACTGTTGCGGCATATCCAACTCTTGGAGCATTGCTTGCCAATACTTATGGAGGAAGCTCTGGAACTTTTGCAGTTCCTAATCTTTCTGGATTATTTATTCGTGGATCTGGAACGCAAACAACTGGAGGAATTACATATGCCGCTGGTGTTATTGGAACAGTTCAAACCGATGCATTCCAAGGTCACTTTCATAGTGGCAATAAAGCATTGGGATTGTCTGGTGTTTTGCAGGGAGGAACCACAACAAACCTTATTACTTCTGGAAACACTACTGGAGCAGTTACTGATGGAACTAGCGGAACCCCAAGAACAAATACTGAAACAAGGCCAGTAAACCTTGCAATGGTTTATTGCATTAAAATATAGCCTAATATGGCAGAAGATGGGAGAGTATATGATGGCTCAACGGTTACAATTGCAATGGATGCAGAAACGCATCCTTCAATTCTTCCCGCTAATTTTGTTTCTTCGTGCGTAAATAGATCCTTTAGGCAGGGAATTAATTCTACTCGCCCCCCGTTTACTGAAATCCCTATCTCGGTAGCGTTTGGTCAAGACCCTTCTATCTTGATTGATTTCCAAACAGGAAACTTCCAAGGGGCGTGGCCTTATAAATCAATCAAACAAGATTCTGCTGATGGGTTTGTAGTATCTGTTGCTGGCACAATCTACTTCCTTTCAATTGTAAATAATGTAGGGACGCTTTACAAACTAATTGAGGGAAATGATCCAACCATGATGCACACATGGTTTGTGCAAGCTGAAGATTGGATGTATATCCAGAATGGGTATCAAAACGCTATTGCATGGGATGGTGACATTTCTGGAAAGCCTACGAATTTGCAAGCACAAGGAGATTCCGTAAATAAAATTAATCTTTCTTGGGCAACTAATGCTCCCGGTGCTGTGTCTAATGAAATTCAAGTTCAAACACCAAGCGATGTATTTTACACCATTGCTATAGTATCATATCCGCAAGTTTCTTATTCATTTACCGCCGCATCTTCAATTATTAATTATTCTTTTCGAGTGCGTAGTGTTTATCCAGATGGCACTTCAACGCCTTGGTCAAATATTGCAACAACTACTTCAGCAAACGTAGTAATTACTCCAGAACAAACAAATACGATTTACAGGCTTAATCCATTTAAACAACAGATGCCGATTGGTACTATTATGGCATATGCATACGGACGAGTTGCTGTAAGTGATGCCAATAACAATATTTATGTTTCCGATATTATTTACGGAAATGGATTTACAACCACATCAAATACTCAAAACTTTACTGAACAAACTTATTGGGCAGAAGGTGGCTCTTTTACTCCCCCTGCAAGTCTTGGGTTAATTACAGGAATGCGAGTCATGCCATCCTTGAATATCAATGTTCGTGGACAGGGTGAACTTGTTGTGTTCTGTGAAAATGGTTCTTTCACTTTGGATCTTTCACAAGAAAGAACAACGTGGCAAACCAACAACATCCAAAAGGTATCACTTATTGGCAGGGGATGCCGTTCCCCTTGGAGCCTTTGCGGTGTAAACAACGATGTTTACTTTAGGTCTGATGATGGATGGGCTTTCTATAACAATGCCCAAGTAGATTTTTATCAGGCACTTTCCTTCAAAAAAATCTCTAGGGAAGTTCAGCCTTGGGTAAACTATGATACTCCTTGGTTGAGGCAGTTTGAGTCTGCCATGTATTTTGACAATCGCATTATTGCTACTGTTTCCCCTTTTACGGTATCAACTGGAAGTCCATCTACTTGCGGTCTCCATCGTCCAAGCAGGGCAATGATTGTTCTGGATGTGGAAAGGGAAAGCGCAATCAATCCTAGCTCCCAACTTCCTACTCGGTGGAATGGTCTATGGGAAGGGCCGCAACCGACACAACTTGCATCAGCACAAATTAATGGCGTTCAACGTGGGTTTGCTTTCTCGTTTGATGCCGACAACGTAAATCGTCTCTATGAACTGCAAAACAGTAGTGTTCTAGCTACTGGCGTTGATGATTACTCTGTTCAATACGGAAGCGTCCCGATCAAATCTTATTTCATTACCAAGCGGTTTGATTTCACGCCAAACCCCGGAGCAAGCAAATTTGTTAGAAAACAACTTGTTGGTGGCGAGATATGGATTTCCAACCTAAAGGAAGAAGTAACTGTAGCTTGTGAATTTAGACCAGATTCGTATTTTTGTTTCAACGAGTTTTTAAAACCAATAACTGTTGGTTTGGACAAATGTAATTTTGATGCAAGTAACTGCACTCCAGTAATTTCTCAACCAAGATATGAGCAAATAAGGTTGCCTTCTCCTAATGCAAACAATTGCGAAAAGTTTAATGATATTCCAATTGAAAGAGGAACAGAGTTTCAAATTAAAGTTGATATAGCTGGATCTTGCATTGTGGACAGAATAAGGCTTGCCATTGTTTTCAATGATAGGATTGATCTTCCGCAAGGATATTGCCCTGATACTTTCTATAACAATCCAGAACCAGTAACTTGTAGTTGTGTAGCTGATTTGGATTATTACAGGATTATTCCGCTTCCTAATGAAGTTGCATCCGTCAATGGATAAAACTATTGCAAACAAAGAAAAACCAATATATAAATTAGCAACCTATGAACAATCAAAGTTCTCCTGCTCAACTGTTGTTTCCAACAGTCCCAGCAAATTATTGTCCAGAAGGTAGGTGGAGTGATATTTTTAATAGCTTTATTCAGCTATATTTGAACAACGGGACGGTAAATATTCCCGGCCTTGGTGAAGTTACGCCATCTGAAATTGCTACCATTAATCAAGAATTGCTGGATTTGCAGAATCAATATGATGCTTTAACAAGCAACGTCAGAAGCGGAACAATTGTTTCTCCAGTAACAGGGACTCGCGTTGTTCCAATTACGTTTTCAACACCGATGCCTACGGCAAATTACCAAATTTATATTGAGTTTGTATCAACTCAAACCGCAAATACTGGAACAACTCCACAAACGTGGGCAATTGTTACTGGAACAAAATTAACAACAGGTTTTTCTTTAAGATACCAAATAGCTGGATCAGACGATATTTCAGAGGTTAACTGGCAAGTTTTTTCTCTTACTACAACTTAATCACAAACCAAACATAACCCCTAACCCCAACACAAAATGGCAAAGGACACTAACAGGGCTACCCAGCCAAAACTACAATCCGAAGGCTCCTCCACCCGTGGACACGCCAAAGAAAACCTTGGAAACAACCCCCGTGGTAATGAGTTCTCTGGTATTTTCTACAGCGGAAAGCTCCAGCCCGAACCCTCTTCTCCGGGTCGTGGTCACTCCAAGAAATAATATGTCATCTCACGGAGTCCAATACACGGTTGACAAAACCGAGCGTGGGATTGTCTCTGATCATCCCACACCACAGCCCATGCAAAGGATGCAGATTACAGGGAACATTCCTGCAATTCGTGCATACCAAGATGCGAGGACTGCCCGAATCAAATCCATTGGCGAGAAAACACAGAAAGCATTTTCTGTAGGTGGCCCTGCCCATGAGACTTCGATGGGGCGTGGTACTCCATTTGCTTGCGATTTCCTTTAATATGGCTACCCAAAAAGGGATGAGGAAGAAGATGCTTCACGCAAAGTCTTCTCCTTCCCTCAAGATGGAAGCCAGAAAAGGAAAAATTGGCCCTTCCAAAGCCGTTGCCCGTGGTTATGCCAAGGGCAAAGGAATGGGTAGAGGAATCTAACCGTATCAATCCATGCTGTACGATGTTGCATATATTCTGAACGCTATTAAGCCCTATGCAGGGAATAGCGGCACTTGCAATCAAGCGGTGCAATTGCAGTATATGAACAAGGCAAGGAGTTTGCTTTGGAACAAAACGGATACAGATGCAACTTGTGAGTATGTCTGCATTGCTTGCGTTAATGCAATTCTGACACTACCAAGTCTTTACAAACAAGTAAGGTTGGCATGGATTGATGGGCAACCAGTATCCCTTGGCAATGAATGGTATCAGAGCATCCCTCAAAACAATTGGGGTGATGCAAGTTCTGGTGGCTACGGAAATGGCAATGGATGGGGGCAAGCCTATGGGTGGAATGGTGGCAACAAGAAGTTTATTGAGATTGGAGGCAAGCACGTTACCTATCAGAACTACGAGCAAGCCCCATACAGGCTTTGCGTAGAGGCTGAATCTCCTCTTGATGCTGGCAAGGAGATTACTTTCTTTGGGGAAGATGCCTATGGAACAAGGATTAAGGAAACGATTGTTTTGGGAATGGCTCCTGACTATGCCTATTCCGTAAACTTCTTTAAGAGTGTATTCCAATGCACCAAACCCCAAACACAAGGAAGGGTTAGGTTGTATGCCTATGATCCAGATGCGCCAGCAAGGATGCTCCTTTCGGTATATCAACCCTACGATATAAACCCTTCTTTCCGTAGGTATGCTATTCAAGGTCGTGTTAGGGATTCAGTAATCCTGTATTGCAAGAAAAACTACCAAGACCTTTACGATCTTACCGATCAAGTAGAGTTTACTCCAGAGGCAATGATTTCTGCTGTAATGGCAGTAGTCTATCGTGAGAACAAAGGTAGCGATCAGCTTTATGCAACTTCTTTACAGAATGCGATTTTTGAAGTAAACAGGGAAACTGCTGACAAGGAAGAACCTACTGGCAGTACGATTCGACAATTTCCTAACAACATGATGCTAAACGCTCTGATTCCCACATATGCTTGGGATGACGGCGCAACTTGGCCTTATTAACCTACACAAACAATAATATGGCATTTTCAACAATGGGAACCGCAGGAGGTGCGCTAGGTGGCGCAATGACTGGAGCAAAACTTGGATCAATAGTTCCCGGTGTAGGTACTGCTGTTGGTGCTGTTGCTGGCGGTCTTCTTGGTGGACTTGGTGGGTCGGGATTGTTTGGAGGAAGTCAATCTACCAGTTCTGGTCTTCCTGCATATCAACCTTTTACTACCGAACAGCAAATGCAAAATGCTGGCTTGTTATTCCAGCAAGCACAACAATCAGGATTGGATTTTGCAAGGGCAGGGACACAAGCCAATATTCGCAATCAAAACAGGGTTACTCCGGGGTCTAGCCAACAACGGCAACTGGCACAAAACCAAATTAACCAATACATCCAAGGGCAAATTCCGCTTGATGTTCAGCAAAATATCAATCGTCAAGTAGCGCAGAATCTTGGTGGTGGATTCAATCTTTTCTCCGGTGGTGGGCAAGCCCCTCAAAACTTTGCTAGGAACATTGGGCAGACTAGCCTTGGTCTTTCGCAATTTGGATTGAGTGCCGCACCTACATGGCAACAACTGGCTAACCAAATGGTTGTTTCCCCGTCCGTTGGTATGCAGGGTCAATTGCAAGCGCAACAAATTGCAACAGGATTGGGTATGCAAAATACCGAAAACGCTTACCAAGCGGCAATGAATCAATATGCGGCTAATCAATTAGCAAATCAACAGCAATCGCAACTTGGAATGCAACTGGGGCAAATGGGTATGCAAGCATATGGGGCATTGGATAAATCTCAATACTTAAATAGTCTATCTCCATCTGGTCGTGGGTATCAGGCAACAATAGGAGGGCTTCCTGCGGCGCAATTTGCAGGGTCTATGGTTCCTTTATCTTCTGCTCCGCTAGATGTTCAACAGAAGTACGGATGGGGACAATTTGGAACTGGAGCATAATCTTATGGCTATCGGATACTACAATTTCTCGCCAATCCAGCAAGGCAACCAGCAAGTCATTAATTCAATGGCTGGCCTTGGTCAGCAAATCTCTAGTGCTATTGAAACTCATGCGGCAACTGAATCCGCTAAAGCCATGTTGCCCATGTTGCAACAACAGTATCAGGCTGGAATGCAAAGGATTGCTGAAGGGCATCCAGAGGGAATGACTGACATTTACGATGCCGCAATGACTGCCTCGCAGAATCCTTTTTTGGCTCCTATGGCTAAAAGTGCTTTAACTACGGCGCAGTCTGCAAACATTAATGTACAGCATATGTTGCGAACTTTAGCATACCAGCAAGGACGGCAAAGCGGGGATGCTAAACCAATGTCTATTGGTACGCAAATGTCTGCCATGAAAAACTTTGATGTAATGGATACAAAGTTGCAAGAAAGGCAAAATGAAGCATTGCGTTTGGGAGATCAAACAACTTTTGACCAAATTGCACAAGAGAGGGAAAGTTTGCGTAACTCTATGACGCAAGCTCAATTAAGTGTTCCTG